GTCGCACCGCCGCGCTTCCATGTCGAATTAGCCCATGCCGAGCGCGGTAGGTATTCGGTCATTGCTTTACCCTTTCGTTTAGCGGGTGAACACTCTCACTGTGGCATTGTCCAACCGGATCGTGTGTCCAGCAGTGTTGTTTACTTTCTTGAATAGGCGAATGTGATACTGGTCACCAGGTGTGAGAGTCGCGCTAGTCCACTCGAATGATGCCTTAACGGCGTTACGCATTCCTGACGTTGCGCCTACCGAAATCATTATGGCGTCATGGTCGTTAGGCGGGTCCACTTCGGCACCGGGCGAAGAAGTCGGACCTTCGTAAATGGCGGCAGATAGCCAAAGTTCGCGGGTCACATTGGCGGTCAGGACGATTTCGAGGATCGCCGACACGTACACGCGGACGCGGCCAGACATATTCGCGGGGGCGACAAAGGATGCTTTTCCGCCGCCGAGAGCCAATTCATAGGTGCCTGCCGCAGATGGCATCGTCGTATCGTCGATCGAGGTTGTCGATCCACTCGTGTCATGGGTCCGGCGGAATCGATCTTCGACGGCGAGCGCGAGCGCTTCGATGGTGCCGTCGACGCCGCCGATCGGGTCGTCGGGATCGGGGAACGGGAAGCCATAGTGCGGGGTGGCTTGGTCGGCCATTAGATCGGGACTCCTACGGTTAGCGCGTCGGCATAGCTGATCGCGGGGTCGATGTTGGCATAGGTCATCGTCGGATGCTCGGTCAGCGTCTCGGCGTAGCTGATGCCGCGGCCGATGCCGGCCGCCGGGATCGCGGAAAAGGTGATGACCCAGCGGCCGGTGTTGTCGTCGTCCTTGTCGACGCGATCGGCTTCGAACTCGAGCACGCCGCCTTCGATGAACACAAAGCCGGCTTCGGCCGGCACCCACGAGGGCAGATCAGTTAGCCGCACCGATTGACCGATGCGGGTCAGCGAGTCGAGCATCGAGAGCAGGATCGCGGCCGCGTCGCCGGCCGGGTCGCCGTCGTCGGCGTCCCAAGTGAGGGTGTCGGTGTGCCAGATCGGCACGCCGCGGCGGATGAGTGTTTCGGCGAGCTCTTGTGCTTCGGCGGTGAGCTCGAGCTCGGTGCCGCGCCGCTCGCGCCGGTACACGCCGGCGGCCGGCGCGGCGAGGGTGTATTCGAGCTCGGCGTCGGGATCGGGGCCGTAAACGATCGTCACCTCGGAGAGAGCTTGCGACCGGGATCGCCGGTAATCCGGTTGCGGTCGGAGGTGATCGGCGGAGAGCACGAGCTCGCCGCCGGTCGACGGCACAATGACGAACACGCCGCCGACTTCGCCGAATTCGTTACCGGGATGATCCAGCGCCAGGGAGTGAAACAGTACGATCGTCGACGGCGCGCCGGCGATCGGAGGGTCGGCGTCCGGGTTAGCTCCGACATCGGGGCCGATCGCCACATAGACGCCGGTGTCGGTCGATTCGCCGAGCTCGTGCATGAGAGCGAGCGCGGGTTGCCGGTCGACATCGCGGGCTCGGATCGTGTAGGTCTGCGCCGGCGCGCCGGGGTCGCCGCCCCACGAGATGGAGTGCACCAGCGCCGACACGAGCTCGGCGATCCTGACCGAGCGGGCGAACGCCGATTCGGATTCCCACGGCTCATCACCGATCTTCGTCTCGGCGAGGTCGGCGAGCGCGTCGTCGGCGGTGATCTTCAGGTGCGCGTGTTCGGTGGCGTCGTCCCACGAGATCACCGGCTCATCTAGGGTGCCGCGGAACACGTGCACGGTCGTCGAGCCGCTCACCGCGTCGACGGTGACGATCGAGCCGAGCGCGGCCGGCAGCGCGTTAACGTCCCAGCCGGCGCGGGTGATGTCGATCGTCGCGGTGAGGGTAGTCACGTCGGGTTGCTCATCGAGCGCGCCGCGTCCCCATACGATCGAGAGGTGATCGACGGCGAAGTCTTTCACGTCGACGCCGCCGATCGTGATCTCGATACCAACATCGCGGGCGGTCATGCTCGCACCGTCCTACTCACGATGTTGCGGCCGGTGCGGGCCGAGCGGCGTTGCAAGAGCCGCTCGATCTGCCGTGCCACGGCGTCGGGGTCGAGCGCGCCGTTAACGTTGATGATCGTCACGCCGCCGCCGCCGCGAGCTCCGAGCGCGGCGAGCGCCAGATCGGACGAGCCGCCGCCGATGTGCGGCATGAAACCCATACGGTGAGCCGGCGAAAACGACGGGGTGAGGATCGCTCCGGGCTCGCCGGGGGCGTACTCCGACGCGCCGAATAAGCCGCCGATCGCCGAGCCGATCGACTTCACCCAGCCGGGCGGCTCCGGCCAGCGGATCGATCGGATCGCGTTCACCAGCCGCATCACAAAGCTGATGATCGACGACACGACACTGATTAGCGGTTTCGCCGCTCTCAATACCACTTGGAATGCGGTCTTAGCGACTTGACCTGCTTTCTGCACGATGGAGCGGAATCGTTCGGAGCGTTGATATAGCGCGACGATGCCGGCGGCGAGCGCGGCCGCCAGGGTTATTACGATGCCGATCGGATTCGAGCGAAGCGCCACGTTAAGCAATTTCTGCGCCGCCGTCCAAGCGATCACGGCGACGCGGGCGACCTTACTCGCCGCCGTTGATGCGATAGTGGCGGCGCGGTGCCGAACGGTCTCGCCGGTCGAAACGCGGAGCACGACAGCGAGTATCTTATGCACGGCGTTATATGCGGCGACGACGGCGCGACCGACCTTAAACGCGGCGTTCAGCACGAGGATTCCGGCCGACAACGCGGCGACAGCGGCGACGACGCGCACCACTGCGCCTTGATTGCGGATCATCCAATCGGTGAGCACGCCCAGCAGCGCGGCGGCTTTGTCGACGACGGGAAGTAGAGCGGTGCCGAGCGCGGCTTGTGCCTGCCGCCACGATTCGGCCATTTTGTCGGTACTATTCGCGGTTGCGACGGCGACGCCGCCGGTTTGCTTTTCGACGGCTTTAAGCAATACGTCTTGAGCGGCGAGCAGATCGCCGGACTGCACGAGAGCCGCGATCTTTTCCTGCTCCGCGGCGGTGAATGACACACCGACTCGAGTTAGCGCCGTCATTCCCTTGATCGGGTCCTCGAGCGCTTTACCTAGCTGTTTCGCGGCGGAATCGACAGAGCCGAAGCCGGCCGCGGAGAGGTCGGCGGCCGACGCGGTAGCACGGTCGAACACGCCGGCTTGCCGGGCCGCAGCATTGTTGATGTTGCCGAAGGTCGCGAGGATCGCTTGACCCTGCTTGATTTCGTTCGCGTTGATGCCGGTCTTACGAGCCATAGCGTCGGCGGTCTTAATCATCGCGTCGGTCACGCCGGCTTGAGTCTGACCCATGCTCTCGTTGATTTGAGCGAGCCGAGCATTCGAGGTCGATGCGGCTTCGGCTTCCCTGACCATGCCGCGAGCCGCCAGCGCCAGGGCACCGAGCACGACGGCGGCACCTTTGCTTGCCTTAGATAGACCGCGCTCGAATTTCGATGCCGACTTGCCGGCGCGGTCGAATGCTCTCGTGTCCTCATCCGAGATGATATTGATCTTAAGGATCGCCGGCTTACCCATTCGATCAACCTTTCGATTTCGGTTTCGTTTGTAGCAGCTTTAGCGCGGTAGCGATAACGGCGTCGGGCTCTTTGCGCCATTCCGAAACGGGAATCCCGGTCGCGAGCGCTAATCCGATGATGAGCTCGGAATGGGAGCCGGCGGGGTAGGGTCCACTTCCTCGGCTTCGTCGACGACGTTCGTCTCGAGTGCCGTTTTCCGAAATTCCTCCCAGCTAAGAGTGATGAGCTCTTGCCGTTTCGCGGTATGCCAACCCAGGAAAGCCGCCCATAGTTGCGGGGCCTGCTGAGCATTCGGCCACTTGCGCGTATTTCGGGTCTCATCCCATGCGATCGAGTCGAAAAGGATCGGTTGAACCTCGAGCTCGGTTTCGTCGGCGAGCACGATTCGCAACCGTGGCATGGTGAGCTTGACTGTCATATCTAGACTCCTTGGACTTTACCGATGATCCGCTCGACGCCGCCGGTGTAGATAGCGATCCAGATTCCCTCGGAGCCGGTCGCGGCGTCGGATAGGAAAGGTTGAGCGGTGATGTTGCGGGCCGGCCAGCCCCAGTGAATCGGGCCGGCGTATGGGACCGATGCGAAGCCGGCGCGGACGATCGCGGCGGTCTTAGTGCCGGCCGGCCGCACGGAGCCGCCGAGCGCGCCAGTGCGCCGCGGCGGCCGAGCTTCGCGGGCGACGACGCCGGCGACTTGCGAGTGCAAGGCTCGCAGGTTGCCGAGATCGTCGCCGGCGCGGCGCAACGTGCGGCGAAGGTTCCGTGCGCCGCGCACGCGGATCACATCGGCCATTACGGGGTCGCGGCTTCGAGCGTCGGCTCGCCGACGAAGTCCCACTCGAATTCGGTTTCCATGTCGTCGTCGACATCGCCGCCGATCGCGATCGGCTCGATCGTGATGGTGCCTTCGATCGCCTGGTCGGCCGCGGTGTTGGGCACGAACCGGAACGGCTGTTCAGAGCCCTTGTTTGCCCAGGAAAAGCGGACGATGCCGGCGGCGACCGCGATGTCATTAAGCATCGTGATCGTGACGGTCGCGGAGCGGCGCACCGCGCCGGCGACAGTCTCACCGGACAGCACCTTACGATCATCCTCTTTGTCTTTGTCGTACTCGACGACGCACGCCAGCACTTGCGCGGAAAAGTCGATGTCATCGACGCCGATCTCGCCGACGATGATCGTTCCGGGGCCGGTCTTGGTCCGGGAAACAGCCATGAGGTCACTCCTAGTCGATCTTTGTTCGGATCGTGCATTGCAGCGCCGGCACCGGCTTACCGCCACCGGGGAGCTCGAGCTCGACGGCTTCGCCGAGCCCGTTAGTGCGGAAGCCGGCCGGCAGGATCACAGCCCGCAGATCGTCGAAGTGCCGATATGCGTCGATCAGCTTTCCGACCGGCGCGCACAAGTACAGATACCATTCGACGGTCATCACGCCGGCGGCGAGGTGCCTATCCTCCAGGTGTTTGATCTTCAGGAACACGCACGGAGGGTTGATGTGGTCCGGCTCGAGCACGGCGCGGACGCCGGTGAGTCGGAGCTCATCGCGGAGCTCGATCGCGGCTTCGGCGAGTGTTGTCATGTCAGCCAACCGCCGGCTTGTCGAGACCTAGCAGCATGCGAATTTCGGGATCGGAACGGGCAACGTACAGGGGCACGTCGCCGCCGAAGTTGCCGACGCCTTCGGGGGTGAACTTGCGCTTATATAGCCGGGCGGCGAGCAGCTTCGCGCCGAGCGAAAACGACGGATCATCCGCCGCGGCCGGTGCGAAGTCGCGGCCGGTTGCGAATTGGTTCGCAGCGGCGACCGCCGGTTCGATGTCGGGATCGGGGTCATCATCCTCGAGCCCTACATACCGCCGCACGGTCGCCGCGTCGGTGTAATCGGTCATGGCGTCGCGTCGACCAGTTGCAGCGCGTCCGCGTCGTTGATGATCGTCGCAAAGTAGCCGAACACGCCGGCGTCGACGCCGCCGGAAACCATGTCGACGGCTTCGACGCGGATCGGGGTCGGGTCGAGCTCATAGAACGTCGCCGCACCTCGTGCACCGACCAGCGTCTGACCGTTCAGCTCCGAGTGAGGCACGACGCGGAGCCGGGTCGTTCCGCCGCCGGCGGAACCTTCGACCGGCGCGCCGCCGAGATCGAGCTCGAGCTCGAGCAGAGCCGGCATTTCGGCTTCGGTGAGCTCGAAAGCGGCCGCGAGTAGATCGGTGCCGACGACCGCGAACGACGGCACAGCTTCGTCGATCATCGCCAGCGCGCCGGCGACGATCGCCGGCACGAGACCGGCTTCGGCACCGACAACAGCCGTTGCGCCGGCTTCGAGCGCCGCGGCCGCCGCGGCGTCGGAAAGCCGCGCATAGCTCTCGGTCATGGCACGGTAGTAGGACTCGAAAAAGCCGGTGTCGCCGAAGTCGCGGAATTTCCGGTCGATGTCGTGAGCGCCGGCGAGCCGCTCGGCTTCGGTCTCGACGGCTTCGGTGACCGCGGCGTTACTCGGGACAGCCGTCTTGTCGCCGGCCCACGTCGCAACGACGGGCTTCGTCGCCCAGCGCCACCCGGAGACCTTGTAAGAGGTCAACCCGAGCGTCGACATGAGCGGGACGATCCGCCGGCGGTACTGCACGCCAGACCAGAGCTCGCCGGCGTATTGGGTGTTCTGCACCCACTCGTTCGCGGTGTGTGTGATGTCGGACAGCGCGGCTTCCATTTCCGCGGTGAGCCGCTCGCCGGTGTGCTGGGCGGAGAGAGCCTCGAATAGCGTGCGGAGCTTCGGGCTCTGCTTCCGCTTGCGGCCGGCGGTCATGGAGCCGGCGGGAGCGGCCGCCCGCATGCGGGCGGAGTCGATCGCGCGACCTTGGCGGGAAGCGCGACGGCGGCCGCCGTTACGGCCGGCGGCGAGTTGCTTCGGCATAGAGGATCCTCCTGATCGGTCGTGAGCGCCGCGGTCGTCGCGGTCGTCCTGGTCGTCGTCGTCGTCGTCGTCGTCCTGGTCGTCGTCGTCGTCCTGGTCGTCGTCGTCGTCCTGGTCGTCGTCGTCGTCGTCGTCGTCCTGGTCGTCGTCGTCGTCCTCGTCGTCGTCGTCGTCCTCGTCGTCGTCGTCG